CATCCCCGGCGCGGCGAGGCACCAGGAGAGGGGGATGGCGAGCGTCGGGGCCTTTATTTCCCCGTATCCATCAGCCACCCAGCACCCTTTAGCTGCGTCGTATGCACCAAGAAAACACCCGCCCCGGGGATGTTTCAATAAACACTCGCACCCCGTCAACGCTTCGGGGGTGATGGGGTTCGTGGTCATACTGTTTGCTCCTTTGGCTTGTCGTTCTGATCCGCCCATGTGACTGCGACGGCGAGCGCCGCCCAAACGTCGCCGGATATTCCGTAGAGTGCGCCGGGTGTTTTCTTCTTGCCAATCGCGGAGGGCCCGCCGTATCGGTCGATCAGGGCTTGGCGGATGTGGGCGTCCTTGGCTCGCATCGTTCCGCACAGGTGCATCTTGACGGCCTTGCGGGGTAGGCGGTTCCAAGGAATGCGGCAGTGTTGAAGTGTCTCGGCGAACCGTCCCGACCAGAACACCGTCTCGAAAACCTCGGCACCCACGGCCATTCCGAAGCTCTCGATTTTCTCGATGACTGCGGTGTCGCATTCGATTTCCAGTCGAGCCAACTTACCGATCAACTCGTGATTTGGGCACTTGCCAATCTGGGTTATGACCGTGCCTTGCGTTGCTAGGAATATCGTGGCCGTGTCGAGAACGACAAACGCGCTCTCGGTGTCGCCTGGGTCGATTGCGAGTATTTTCATGCTCACCCTGTCACTTCCTGCGGTTCCCCGCTCAGTATCCAATCCCAGAACTCCGGGCCCTTCGCGTTCTTCCCCGTCACCTTCGTGAACCGATCCCGAAGCCGCTGCATCGACGCTGCCGCCCGCTGGATCTCGCTTTCCCTGTCCGGGTGCATCTCGGCCCACGTCGGCGGTTTGGGCTCGGGCTTCTTCGGCGCGATAGCCTCCCAGACCTCGGCGGGCTGGATGCTCTCGAACTTGATCGCAATCCGGGCGTCCACGAGTTTCTTGCGGGCCTCGCCGAGTTCGATGCCCTGCTCGCGGAGCAACCGGGCGAACACCTCGTCCTGGATTTCCTTCGCCCAATCGAGCTTCGGCCAGAGCGATCGGATGTGGGCCAAAAGATTTTTCGCGTGGTCTTCGGTCATGCGGTGCTCCTTGCCCGTACTCGTGCGGCGATTTCTTCGGGGTCGTCAAGTCCGAGTTTGCGTTGTGGTGCCCGTGGGGGGTCCAGGTTGCCGGCGCGGACTCGGGCGACCAGAACCGCGGCGGGATTGCGAACCCGGGCGTCGGACAGAACGTCGGCCATCACATCACGGATTGCGGCGGGTGGTCCGGCTTGGACGACGGCGAACAACTCGGCTTGGTGCAACGTCCACGGGGGGCGTGAAAGCTCGTCCGCAAGTTCGGTCTGTTCGTCCGAGAGAGAAACCGGGGCGGCCCAACCAACCCCGCCTTTCGGCGCAGCCGGTTTGGTTGGTTGGTCCCCTCCATTACCTTCCCTTACTTTCCTATACGGTACTATCGGTGTTGCGTCGGTGGTCGGTCGGTGCGCGGTCGATGCGCGATCGGTGCGCGATTCCTCAGAAACCGCGTTTACGAGCCAGCCAATGGGGTTTTTGGAAAGCAAGTCGAACGCCGCTTCTGCGGCCTTCAACGGCAGACCGAAGCGGATCGAGTACCTTTTTGCGTCCCAAGCACCTTTTTCGTCCTCCAAGACGCCCCGGACGGGGCACTTGGCGGCGATTTGGACGAGCGCGATGAACACTCCGAAGGCCGCGGAGCCCTCCTTGGTGCGCATCAGAACCCCGAACGCTTCGCTGTCCTGGGTGGTGCGCAGGGTGACGTAGCGGACCGAATCCAGCTCGCGGGAGCGGTAGTTCTCAAAGGTCTTGTCCCAATCCTTGATCTTCCACACCGTCATGCCCCTGCCCTTTCGCGTCCTGCGGTCAGTCGTCAAATGCCTGTACTGCCCTCTGCGCCTGCGCCACAAGCTCCTCGGTGATTCTCGAATACTCGTCTCCGTCTTTGCGTCGCGCCGCTTCGATGCCACGGTTGCAGAGATCGACGATGACTTTTTCAGCGCCGCAATCGAAAGGCTGTTCTTCGGTACGGTTGGCGTTCCACCACTCGATGTCATTCACGATTTGCTGAGCATCGCGGCGCAGCTTGGCGATCCTTCTTGGACCGTCAGGCGGTATAAGTCTCATGCCTTCTCCTTGGTCTGCTCGTTCACCCACCTCGCGGCGGCCAGCCAGTCGGGGGAGCCGTCGATGGGCTCAAAATCTTTCCCGAACAGCACGTTCATTTGTGATGCCCTTGGAGGGTCGTAAAATGTGTTCAGGGCAGTTCCTTCTTTGCATACTGCCAAGCTGATACGACCGCACGGGAACACCGTAACTACGACGCCCTTGCTCCTGATCCACCCCTGGGCGGCGATGGCGCAGCGATCGGCGGCGGCTTCGGGCGTATCGCGGCCACGCTTTGCGCCTTCGGTGAGGTAGCACCAGTCGCCGCAGCATGAGCACAGTCCCAGCATCAAGCCTTCGCTGTTCTTCGGCGTCGCCTCCCGCGCGAAGCCGTCAGGTCCGAACATCGGCGGCTCACCGTTGGGGCCGGGGAGGAAGTAGGTGGAGGCGGTGGCAATCATGGGAATCTCCTTAGTTGGCTCGTGCTTTTGAGGTACAACGGATGTCCAGGGAATCCGCCCTTGGTCTTGTGCAAGCACCACCACTCTTTGACGAGTGGAACGATCTGATCCTGTCTCTTTGCCATCGCGTGCGATCCCCACGCGGCTATGACGCGAGCAACCTGCCCACAGATTCGGACGATCGTGTCCTCGTTTATTTTCTCTTCATTGGTAACAATCCCGCTCAGTTGGTCAGGATCGGTGGAGCGGAAGGCCCAAAGATTGAGCATGATGAATCCGCCGTAGCCGTGCGACATGGCGAATCCGCAGCACCGTCGAATGGTGGGATCGTCCTTGGTTGCATCTGCCGTGCTGGGGTTGAGCCCAACGAAAGCGCATTGCGGAAGCGTCTCGTCCCAGATACGCCAAAGGCTAAACCTGTACTTTTCGCACGGGGATATTTGAGCGCCAGAATCAATGTACTTGCTCATCCCCCCACCTCCATCGCCCCGCCCGCGTCGGTGGCGGCACGGGCCTTTGTGCATCGTTCACATCCGCATGTATCTGGGTACTCGCTGGGCTCTTTCCACGGTGGCGGTGCCTTAGCTCGGCACTGGGGACAGTGTGACGCGGGCATGTCGCTTCGCAGACGGTGCCCGCACACCGAGCATCTCGACATCAACCACGTCAGTCCTTCCTCGCATAGTTTTCTGGCCTCGTCCCTGTCGGCGCGGAGTTGGGCGAGTTCGGCGGCATTGTCCATCAGCCTGCGGTCTGATATGGCGTTGTTTGCATCGGCGAGTTCGCACCTTGCGCGAAGGCTCGCAAGTTCCATACAGATCCGGTTGATTTCTTCTACTGCCTGTTCTGCTGGCCGTGTCATGCGTTCCATCTACTTCCCCTCCCTCGCGTCGAGGACGGCCCCGATCGCGGAGTTGATGGCGTCGAGCATATTTGGGGCTCGATAGGTCGTGGAACTGCCCGCAATTGCCCCCATCAAATCAGCGCTGTATCCGCCAACGCAAGCATCAAATTGAGGCACGCTTCTTTTTTCCACCAGCCACATCAGCCCGTGCCAGCCGAGGATGGCGGCGGCTCGCTGTGTGGACAACATGAGCTTGCGACCGTCACCGCGATACATTGGTGGAAGTCCGGTATCGTCCTCATAAAGCCAAACGATCTCGCTCTCGGTTTCAATCTCAATGTCGTCCGGCATTCCCGGCCCTCCCTGGCGCCGGTAGTTGCTGGTGGAGGCCCAGAGTTGGGAGGCGGTGGGGGTGGTCATGGGAGCTTCCTCGCTTTCTCCAAAAGTGACATCACTTTTACCATGCCAATGGCGTTGTCTTTGGACTTTGGACCGTTGCCCGTCAAAGCCATCGTTACGGCGTGTTCTGGTTCGTCCGGGTTGTCACCGACTACGGATTGTGGGTGATCTGGGAGCATGACCAAATGGACCGGACCACTCCCAAAGGACAAGTTTTTGAGAACCCAATCGGACTGTCCGTCACCCTCCGGGATAATGCCCCATCGGTACGAACCAACACTCATGTCCTTGGATGCCTCTAGAATCTGTTCTAGAAGATCAGCGCGATCCCGCAATCCTTCGAGAACCTTCCTTCCGATGACTACCGTTGGAGCGTCCGAGCTTCCATCCGCAAGATGCAGCGCCAGAGCGTGTTTGACATCGTTGTTCTTCACAACCCCTTCTCCTTCCGCCACGCGGCGAGGCACAAGCGCCAGCGACACAAAGCCTCAGTTTCTCCGTGCGCGTCTATGGCTTCGTCCCAATGTCCTGTCGGCGGGATCGCTCGCGCAGAAATCAACCCGCCGACGTTACGGTTGTGAACTTCGTATTCCCACCCCTTCGGCATCGCGGCGAGCGCGGCGTCGGTGGACTTGTCTGTGCCCATTGGGTGAACACCCTCGTCCAGCTTGTCGGTGCCTTGGTTCTCGTTGTCACGTTCCCACTCGTGACGGTGGTACGAAAATGAGCCCGGCGGCGTCCACCCCAGCACCTTCTCCGCGATCTCGTCGCGGCACTGGTCGAGCGATAGTTGATTGTGGTCGGTCATGCTTTGCTCCAATTCATCCACGTCAGTCTGCCCGTTCGTTCCTTGTTGTCGATCGCGCTGCGGAACCGAAAGCCGTGCCCCCAGACGCATTTCCAGTGACGGCGCACGAGCCCGTTGTGCTGCGGCGGATCTTGCCGGATGCACCGTCCGGGCTTGCCGCATGTGGGGCATGGGTCGGTCATTCGCCAATCTCCACAATCTCAAACGGGCTTCCACACTCCGGGTCCACCACCACGGCCACGCCGTAGTAGTCCAGTTCTTCCAGTCGTCCCGCCCGTACGATCATCCTCCGCGCGGTCTCGCTCAGCACCAGCACCATGTTCCGAAGACGGACGTTTCGGTTGAGCGCGAGTTCGTAGTCGGTCGTGATGCACCGCATGAGCGTGTTCACCCAGGCGGATTCGGTGGGGGCTTGGCTCACGTTCCAGACCTCTCGGGCAAGGCACGGCGAACGATGCGGTACTCGTGGCGGAGTTCCCAGAGGATCGAATCTGCCAATCTCCCAGCCTCGCGGACAATGGCCGAAGCGTGATCCTCGGAAATGTCGGTTACCAACCGTCTTGCAGCGCTGGCTTCTATCGCGCTCTTGATTCTCTCCCTCACCGCGTCCTGCACCATCTGCTGTGATCTCTTCGCCACGTTCAATCCTCCGTGAGCCTTCCGCTCTTGTAATCAGCGATGTACTTGCGGGCTGACGCCGCCCACTGTTCTGCGTCCTTGATGGCGGCAAGCAGTCTGCGGCTATTCAGCGGCATGAATGACAGGCCGTACGCGATCCCGGTCAAATGCTGAGCGTCTTTCATTACGTCAATAAGCCTCGGAACAGTCTTTTTCCTTCGCGTCCTGGGTTTCTTCGGGGGAGTCACGCGGGCACCTCGATTCTGTTCATCGCGTCGATCATGCCCCGGGCGATGACCTCGACGCACTGCGGGACTTGCGCGTTGCCGAGGGCGGACAGGCGGTCCATCCGCTTGGGAACCCCATCAGCCACTCCACCACTCGAACCGGCGGGTACAGAAACCCGTAGCTCTGCCTGAACCAGTCCCGCAAGTTGTTCCCAGGTCCGCGGTTCCTTCGCGGTCGGCCTGATCCCTTGTGGTCGCACTCCGCGGGCGTCGGATGGAAGCACGGCAATCCAAACTCGGCGGCGCAGGTGCGTGAATCCGCAGGCTGCCGCCGATAGGCAATCCCACTCCGCGTCACGCCCGATTGCGGCCAGCTCTCCGAGTACAACTCCCATTCCCCGTCGAAGCAACGCTGCCACGTTCTCCAGGAGCCCGTAGGCCCGTGGTGCCACGCGAAGGGCACGCACAACCTCTCGGAAGAGTCCAGAACGGGGGGCGGTAATTCCGGCGCGGAGTCCTGCATCGCTCACGTCCTGACATGGAAACCCGCCCGTCACAATCGGGGCGTCACTCGGCCAGCCGGCCATTTTCAAACCCAGCGGAGATCCGCCGATGCCGCAGAACAAATGAACCTGATCGAACGCCCGCAGCTCGTCGTCGGCCAGCGTCGTCACGTCGCGGCACCAGACCTCGCCGGGCGGGAGAGATCCGTCGGCGATCCGGGCGCGGATGACCTCGCAGCAGTACGGGTCGATGTCGGTGTAGAGAATCACGCGGGCACCGCCTGGCTGTCAAACATCCAGCGATACTCCGCAGGAATGAGGCGGACGCATTCTGACCCGACGGCCTGATCGAAAGAATGTCCGTACTTTTGTGCGAAGACATCTCTTTCGCCATGCGCAACCATGCGGGTTCCGCATTCCGTTCGATGGATGGCGTATTTCGGACTGCTACAGGGCCTTCCACACACGGCGCATGGGTTTTTGCCTGTTCCCTTGTATGAATATCCCTTCGGATGCGTTGGAATCGGAATGCTCACGCCGCGACCCTCCCCGCCAACAGCTTGCTCTCGATCTCGGCGTAAATCTCCGGGTTCGCCGCGTGTTTCTTGATGGCCCGCTTGTGCTGCTGAATCACCGTCGTGTGCGTCGGCCTGCCCATCGCCCGCGCGATCTCGGGGTAGCTCATCACCGTGTACTTGCGGCAGAGGAATACCGCCGCCTCGCGTGCGGCGATCACCCGCGGGTGCCTTCCAGTTCCGCACAGCCACATGTCGTGGATTTTGTACTCCGCGATCACCACCGCGAGAATGTCGGCGGCGATGATGGGGAGGTAGTTCGGGGTGGTCATGCGGTTTCCCCAAATAGAACCTCGTCCTTCACCGCGTCACGCTTGGCGATCGCACGGTCAAGGTTTTTGATCGCCGTCGCGTGATACTCGTCCTTCAACTCGCAGCCGTAGAACCGCCGGCCGTGCAAGAGAGAAACGTAACCCTCGCTGCCGATTCCCGTGAACGGTGAGAACACGATCTCGTCGGGGCTCGAAAACAGTCTGACGATCCGATCAATCACGCCCAACTGCAACGGGCAAATGTGCTTCACGTCGTCTTTGGATCGCCCCTCTTTGACGTTCAGGGTGTCCGTCTCGCGGATGTCCGACCAGCAACACTCGGCCCAATCGATCCAGTTGTTGCGGCTTACCTGGTCCTTCGAGTCGATCGCTACCGCGTTCTCTCCCGGTGCCCGGAACTTGATGAGATAGTCGCCGAGCGTGCCTCGCGTCTTGGCCCGGTCCGATTCGAGCCCGGAGAATTGCAACTCGCGCGACTTTGTTCTGATCGCCTGGGCCTGCGGATTCTTCCGAACGATCCAGTCGTATTCGTACACCAGCCCCGCCCGCTCGCCAATGCGGATGTTCAGGCCGCGGAAGTCGAACAACCCGACCTCGCCCGACCGCTTCATGCGCGGGATCTGCATGACGTGAACCACAACCACCCGGCCCGGCTTTATCACGCGGGCAAGCTGCTGGTAGAAGAAAGAAAGATGCAGCTTGGCCTCGTGCTTCAAGTTCTCGCTGTTGCCGATGTCTGATGGTGACGATGTGTAGCTGTACAGCGCCGGGAAGGGTGGCGAGAACACCGCCATGTCGATGCTTGCCCGCGGCATCGTAGCCATGTGCGTGATGCAATCTCCCTTGTGAACGTGGTACTCACCCTTGAATGGAATGGTCACGGAAAATCCTTTCTTGTTCTTCGGTGTCAGCCTGGACCCGCTTGGCCTTTGACAGCACCGTCTCGATCATCGGCGCTTCCAGTTCTGTGAATGGGATGTGGACGTTCAGGGGCCTCGTAGACCCGACGCGGTTGGACCGCTTCACGGCCTGATAGAACTCTTCGTATGAGTCCTGCAGCCCGCTAAAAACCTGCCGCGTGCAGATTTGCAGGTTGAGCCCGAACCCCATGATCTTCGGTTTGCTGATGATGGTGCGGATCTCGCCGGCCTTGAAAGCGTCGATGATCCGTACCCGTTCCTCGATGGGCGTGTCGCCCGAGATGTTCCCGCTTCCCGGCAATGCTTCATGGATCGCGTCTTGCTCGGCGTTGTACTTGCACCAGACGATCGTGGACTCGTCCGGCCACGACGCGATCAGGTCGGCGATGTACTTGGTTTTGAGCGTGTCGATCTTCTCGCCGTTGTGGAACCCTTTACCGATGCGGGCGATGCGGCCCCGGCTCCCGATCCCGCCCGGTGCCGCCATGAACAGCGCGCCCTCGGAAGTCTGAAATGCGTCACGCTGCTGGGAAGTCAGACCGACCTCGTGGGTGTGGACGTGGATTGGCGGGATCGTCCCCGTGTTGTCCTTCCACCCGTAGGTAGCCGGGTTGGTCAGGAAGATGCACCAGTGCGAGAGAGCCCGGTAGAACGCCCCGAGAGCGTGCTTCTTCAACTCCCAACGCTCAGAAGTCTGCCCGCGATTGACAAAGAACCGGGCTAGGAAGCTGTTCACGGTCGGGTATGCGTCCATGAACACCGCGTGGTTGGCGTACTCAATGCGGTCGTTCGGCGCGGGTGTCCCCGTCAGGCACAGTTTGTACTCGACGCCTTTCCCCATCTCGATCAGTCGCGTACCCCATGCCCCGTAGTGGTGCTTGAGCATCGACGATTCGTCCAAGATGATCGCGTCCAGCTTGGCCGACGGAAGTTCGTCGGTGATCGCCTCGTAGTTGGTGATGCCGATTCCGCTGCCGGTCTTCAACCACTCGGCGAGCCCGGCGGCTCGGACCTGCTCAATCTTGACTTTGCTCCCGTAGAACGTCTTCGCCTCCCTTATGGTCTGCTCGACCACCATCAATGGGGACACGATCAGCACGCGACCATCGGGGTACAGGTCGTGAACGTGCTTGGCGAACTCCAATAGGATCAGCGTCTTTCCCAGCCCGCAATCTGCGAACACCGAGAACTTCTTCTTCTTGATCGCCAGTCCCGCGATGTCTCGCTGATAGTCGAAAGCCTTTCTGTGAGGCTTATAGACCGCCGTTGCTGGTGTTGCTGCGCCAAGCCCCAGCATCGCCGCGTACTCGTCCGGGAACTCGACGGTACTGCCGGTGACGTTGTACTTAGGCATCTGTTTGACGCGCAGGAATGTCTCGTAGTCGTTGATCGACGTTGGGCTCAGTGTCAGTCTCATGCCACCTTCTCCGCCTTGGTCGTCCGCGTCTCGAAGAACCCGGCGAGCGACGGCTCGCGCTGCATCGCCAATCTCGCCAGCCTGCTCGTGAAATGGTCGTTGAGCCCATACCCGCCCTCGTTCGCACGAACCCGCTTCTTCCACCGCAGGACGTGCATGAGCGAGTCCGCCGAATGCCGCTCGAATCCCCGCGACTTCGCTTCCAACGCGAGCGCGATGAAATCGGTGACGACGTGCGGGTTGTCGTGGGACCACTTGTCGAATCTGGCGTCGATGTCATTCATAATCCCCCGCCGCGACTTCCGCCGCGACGGGGTTCCCTGGGAGTGATTCCGAAATCCCCGGCGTGGCGGCTTAGTTCCCCGCCGGGGCACACCATCCCACTACTTGCGCCTCGTGGGTTGCGGCTTGTTCGTCGGCCCGGGGTTGGGAAGGAGGGAACCTTGGGAACCAGCCTTCGCTCTCAGCGCGTCCATCTCTGAAACGATGTCGGACGGGTCAAAGGGTGCTTTGTCGGTGCCCTGCGCCGCCGCCTTGTCCTCGTCCATCTCGCGGGCCAGCTCAGCAACCTCATCGGCGGGTGCTTCGGGCAGGGACGCGATCGGATCGGTCGGCGCCGCCGGCGTGGGCTCGGCTTCGGGGATCGCGTCAATTGCCTGGCTCACGTCCTGCCGAACCTGCGCAGTCGTCGGCTCAACCTTCGCCGGGATGTCCTGCTCTTCCTCGACGATCCCCAGCCCGCCCAGCACGTCAGGGAACGCATCGCGGATCGAGAACGCCCGCGCCCGCGGCTCAACCGGCTCAACCTTCGCCGGGATGTCCTGCTCTTCCTCGACGATCCCCAGCCCGCCCAGCACGTCAGGGAACGCATCGCGGATCGAGAACGCCCGCGCCCGCATTTGAAGCATCCGCTCGGGGTACTGCGTCCACGGCCCAGCCTTGCCCCACAGCCCGGCGCGCTTGGCATCGGCCACGCTGAACGACCGCGTGATCGGCTCGGACTGCCCACGCCGGACGCTCGTGCATGTCGCAACGGACTTGTCCGCCGACAACTTCTCATCGACCGACACGCACAAGGGAGAACGCCGCACCAGACCGAGCGCCGCATCTCCCCACACGGCGGGTCGGTTGTTGACGATCATCAAGCCTTTCAGGGACGCGATCGGCGGCAATCCGATCTCCATGCCCGCGGCGAGCAAGAGCGTTGCCTGAGCGAGTGTCGTAACACCCTTGGGAACCATCCCCGTGTTCATCACCCACGAGGCCAAACGCTGGACGCCCTCGAACTCGGACGGGACGAGAGCGCCGCCGATGATGTTGATGGTCGTCCGGTCCTTCGCCAAGAGTTGCCCGAGAGGGGAAGGTGCCCCCGTCGTTGCCGCCGCCTCGGTCGCTGTCATGCCTTGCATCTGACTCACTGTGACACCTCCGCCCACCGTTTGAGAACCCACGCCGGGAGCCCGACCGAGCGAACGCCGCTCGGGTACCCCGGCCACACACCAGTTTTCTTGCACTCGGCAATCTGCCGAATCGCGTTCCGCACCATGTCACGCCCAACCTGCATCGCGGGCTCGTCCAGCCGATCGACGCTCACGCCGTGCGGAGCGTCGGACTCAACCACCAGGAACACGAACGAAATCGCCTCGCCCCGCGACGCCCAAGCCTCTTCGTACAGCGCGGCCTGCGTGTGGTACCCGTACTTGAAGATCGACCGCTCCCACTCGTCTAGGCTCGCGTCCTGAGTCGTCTTGATGTCCACGCACAGCCGGGGCCGCGTGCTGTCGATCACCTTGTCGCACCGTGCTTTGAGCCTCAGCCCGGTTTCCGCGTCGTCCCAGATAACCACGACCTCGACCCGGCCCTTTGCCGCCGCGAGCTTGCGGGCCTCGGGGTGTGCGCTGATCGCTTTGGACATCGACCGCACGAGTAGATCATCCTCGGCGCTGATGATCGTCTTGCCGTCGTTCTCCAGATAGAACCCATCGCGTACGGCCTTCCCAATCGTGGTCCGCGCGTCAAACTTCGGCAGCACCGCCACCAGCTCGGAGTAGCGGGCCCGTTCCAACGTCCAAGCGTGTAACGCGGTTCCGAGCTTCATCGCGTCGGTCGGCGGCGTGTACGGGCGATTCATGTACGCCAGAACGTGCGCCATGCTGCGCCCGATGCCCTGCTTGATCGCCGAGTGATTCACCGCGTCCATCGCGCAGTAGTCCGCGAATGGCACGTTCTCGTAAACGCCGGGCTCCACCCGCTTCTTCTCACTCGCCATTGGCGGGCTCCTTGGGGGTATGCTCGTACGCAGCGAATCCCACAACCAAGCTCAGCAGAACGCACACCGCCAGGCTCGTGCTCTCGTCGCGGATGAACTTCGCACTGACGAATGCGATCACCCCGCACAACAGAATCGAAATCAACTCTCGACGGGACATGCTTCCTCCTAACGCCGGGGGCGGGAGTCGAACCCGCGCTCCTGAACTCGGTGCGACCGATCCATTGCTCTACCACTGAGCTACCCCGGCAATGCTGCGTGCGGGGCTTGATACCCGCTGGACGTGGGGGCAAGCCCTCGCACATCCACAATCGCCGTGCGATCTGCGTGTCCCTCCACGCCGACGCAGCAAGATCACTTTGTCAACAACGACTTCGCCTCACGCAGTCCCGCAAGACGGCCCTTCTCTCTCCCACACCAAGAGCCGAATTGAAACACTGCGATAGACCACGCAAGAATCACCCACTCGTTGATGTACACGGATGAACCTTTCTGTGAAATCCCGGCGCGACGCTTCCGCCCCGCGCCGGTTCGGAGGAGAGAAGAGGTCAGTCGTTGATGCCGTCAATCACGTCGGGATCGCTCTCGTTCACCGCGTCACAAGCCGCCTCAGTCAGCGACTTGCTGTCCACCACCACAGCCGTCGCCTCGTTGCTCCAACTGTTCCGCGAACCCGTCATGTGGTTGCCGCTGATGCTCGGCGGATCGCAACCGTCGTCGTCTTGTTCACGCTCGAAGTACACACGGACCTTGAACGTCAGTTCGCGCGTGATCTCGACCACCTTGTAATCGCCGGTGGGTTCGGGGCGGGGCTTGGCTGCTTCGATGAGGGCGGGGATGTGGAGGCTCATACGGCACCGCCGATCGTCTCAGCTTCGGTACGGATCTTGGCGGCAAACGCTTTCAGGGCGGACCTTGCACGCTCCGCAAACGCCTTGCCATCGTCGGTCTTGAACTCAGGGAACGGAATCGACTCAATGTCCGTTGCAAGAGCCAGCATCTTTTGAGCGTCCGGCGCTGCCGCCGCCTTCTTCGCGGCCCGAGCTTCGGAGGCAAGCCGCTTCTTTTCAGCTTCGGCACGGGCTGCGGCATCGCGCTCTACCGCTTCTCTCGCCTCGCGTTCCTTGCGTGCAACCGCCTCGGCTGCCTCACGCTTGGCGCGCTCTTCGGCCTCAACCTTCGCACGTTCGGCCCGCAACTCCGCTTCCTTGCGTTCATGCTCCTCGCGCTGCTTGCGGTTCTCTTCCTGCAAACGCTGAACTTCCGCAACGCGCTGCCGTTCCAACTCTGCTCGCTCGGCTTCGGCCTTTCGTGCTGCCTCTTCCCGCGCTGCTATCGCAAGCCTGGTGTTTTCAACCAATTCGACGAACGCCGCTTCGGGCATGGTTCCAAGCTGATAACTGCCGCCGTCAATCCCCAACTTCGCCAACTCAGCATGGCGGGTAGATCGGAGGGCTTCACGCTGAGCCAGAATCGCCCGCTCCTCGAACTCTTCGCACGCCAAAAGTCGAGCCTCTTCCGGTTCCGTCTGATCGCTGATCCAGTTGCCGCACGCATCGACCGCGCGCCCACCGGCAAGATACTCGGCCTTCAACGCCTTGCGGACCTTCTCGGCCCTGACCCGAACGTCTTTGAGTCCGAGCCGGACGCGGCGAGCCTCTTTCATCGCGTCACGCTGGGTAACGTCTGTAACGTTTACGGACTTCGCGTCGGCCATCAACCGGCCAGCCTCAGCGACCAGCGGTGTCAGTTCGGCAAGCAACGTCTCTGCCTTGGCGATCGGAAGCCCACTCGACTTGATGATCTCGGCCAACTGCGAATCGTGTTGAATCGTGCTCACGCAACACCCCCATTCGCCCAGCGGTACAGCACATACGCGACGAACAGGCACGCCAGCGCCACGAACAGCCACTTGGCAGACTCGGCCACCTCCAACCCATTCCGCCCCTGCCCGCCCTTCACAAGCGGCGTGGTGTGGCCCAGCGTGTCGAGGCGGTTGCCTGCGACGGCACGGTCCATGAACGCGGTGCCGGAGGTGGGGTCTTTCAAGAGCTTCGTCGTGGCGTTGAACGGATTGCCCAGGTTATAGCTGTGGATGCGGTTGCCTGCGAAGCGGTTCTGCATCAGAAGGTATTCGCGCTCCTTCTCGGAAATGTCGCGCGTGTCGGGTGCCGGGCAATTCCGAGCGACGTTGAGCCTCAGACCTTCCTTGCGGCCATCGCGCCGACCCAAGAGGAAGATGTCGATGTCACCCTCGCCGATGTCGCTTGGCTTCCAGCCCTTCGCACCAGCAATGAAGCGCCGTGCGTACTCCGTAGCCGCCTCATTCACCCCCGCCGCATCGCACGCCGCCGCGTCGATGGTGGGGGACTTCATAGCCTCGACATCGGCGGCAATGGCGTCGAGAATGTGTTTCTCGTTGACGCTGAGTTCCCGCACGGTGTCGGCGTGGGCAATCTGGCCCGTTGTCAGTGGCATGTTCATCGTCGGTCCTTTCAATGATGGGGAAAGCCCCCCGCGCGTTCCCACCCGCGAGGGGCACGAGGAGGAGCTAACCGCGGCTGATCTTCTGAATCCGCATCCGCTCACGGCGGGCGATGATCTCGGCCCGACGCTTGGGGCTCAGCTTGCGGAACAAATCCACGCCGATCTCGATCAGGTCGGTCGTGTGCAGGCTGTACTTGTCCCGCTCGCTGGCGATCAGGTTCAACACCTTCGGGTGAACGGTGATTGATGTACGTTCCTTGTCCATAACGGGAGTATCGGATATGCACACACCCGTGTCAACAATCTTTTTTCGATTTTGTCAAAAACCACAGCGCGGAATCGCCGTAAGACGTTCGTAGTCAAATGCTTGCGTCGTTTTAGAAAAATCGCAGTCCCCAAAGGTGGGGCGTCCATACTACCGCTTGCGCGACTTTCGCGGTAATCGATCGTACATCCCTGCGACTTTGCGCTCGATACGCTGTAGGTGCAACGACACCCCGGACTCGCTCCGCCCGATACGCTGGGCAATCTGGCCCCGCGTCAGACCGCCCGCGACCATCCGCCACACCGCGGCCTCACGATGGTTGAGAACTTGGGGAACTTCGGGGATCGACCAGTCACGCGGTTCGTGCGAACTCTGGTCCCAGCCTTCGAGCTGCACGTGAACCCGCTTGTCCCGCCCCCGGTGGGTGCTGAGCCGGTACAGGTCGATCTTGCGGAATCGGTAGGTGCTCAGTACGAACCCGATGAACGACGGTGATTTCGCCGGGTCAAACTTCTCGACCACCCGCCGCCCGACCTCGTAGATCAGCCCCGCCTCTTCGTTGAGCCCGTAGGCCACCAGATGGGCGGTAAGCTCGCCCATGAGCCGTTCCTGCTCCGGGCTCACCGCCGGGCACTCCCGGCCTCGAAATCACGCTGGAACGAATCAAAGTCCTCACCCGTGACAAACCCGTCCCCGTCATAGTCCGCCGTGATGTCCCCGGCCTCGAACCGAGCTCGGAACAAATCGGCATCGTCCCCCGTGACAAACCCGTCATGGTTCACATCCGCGGTCTGGGCCTGAGCGTTGAGCGGCGAGAGCGACCAGCCCCAGGCATAGACCGGCTCGATCACCCGGCCCCCGGAATCAACCCGGACGATCAGCCCGTGGGGGTAGTCCGTCGCCATCGCGGGCAGGTACTCCGACGGCGCGACCGACCCCGAAAGCGGGAGCATGATCGCCGTCACCGAGTGGTAAAGATGGGCAATGTGCATGGCGTTCAAAGTGTACCACGAACACAGCCGAAACGCGCGTTGACACAGTGACCTCGGCGCGGTACTTTCTCCGCGGGCGGGTCAACCGCCTGGGGGCTCAGCCGATCGACCGACGGTCAGGCGCAGCCAAGACACTCCGACCAAGCCCGCGCGACCAAAAACGCGAATGGGGGGTGGGGGGGGTCTTGCCTCTCTCCCTCCGGTCAATCTCTCAAAAACCAAATGGAGGAGCCAACCAACCCGCCCGCCCGTTCTTTCCGTTCCTTTCCTGCCTTTACCCGCCCGGTTTTTGATTTTTTGCGCCCGAGTTTTTGCAAAAATCGCACGCAAATCGGCAATGAGAAATCATTCTCAAAACCCCATAGAGTACGGGGCATGACCAAGACAGGGACACAAACTTTGCTCCCTTCAACAAATGGCCGGAACAAAAACGGTCAGTTTGTCGCTGGATACAAAGGCGGTCCCGGAAATCCGTACATCGAAGCCGTTGCGAAGTGGCGTAAGGCCGTCGTCGAAACTGTGACCCCGGAAGACGTGACAGCGGTTTTCTTGGAGTTGGTCAAAGCCGCGAAGAAAGGCGAGCCTTGGGCGATTCATGAGCTTCTAGACCGAACGCTCGGGCGTGCGTCACAGACCGTTGAGTTGACACAGAACACCGAATTGGTCGTGACGTTCCAGTACGCGAAGAAGCCGATTGGCGGCGAGGTTGTGGCGGACGCGGAGTTTACGGAGAAGCCCGATGGACAACATCGATGAGGTCTTGGACTCGATGAAGCGTGCCCTGGCGTACGAAGAGTCCTTGCCAACCAGCAAAGATCAACGGGTAGTGTTTTACCTCAGCCCCACGATGGAAGCGTCGTTCCGCGAGCGGCTCAGATATTCGCCGGATAGTGACGGGAGCCCGGTCACAGGGCCGATCGCGTTTCGCGGCGCGAGCGTCTTGGTCGATGAGAGGTTTGAGGGTAGGTGGATTCCGTATACCTACGTCACTGTGCCCGCGCCGGAAGTTCTTGCCGACAAGTGGCGAAAGTCGTTGAAAGATCGCGGTTTTGGTGGGTTTCCAATCACCACACTTGCCGATCCTCTTCCTTCGCCCGCTTCATCCGCCACGCTGGAGAGTGCGGCACCAGCGCCGGGGCCTCGGTCGTGATTCGGCGGGCCTCTGAGCATGTGCGATAGCCCAGAGCGTCGGCAATCACCATGTCGCCGTGCGGGGCCCGTGCAAGGCCGTCGGCGCTCGGCTTGTCGCTCTCGCTGACGACCCTGCCCAGGCGGTCAACGCTGTAGGTCAGGCACTCGCGCAGGGCCTCGACGCAGGGGTTGACCAGCTCGCCGCGGGCCATTGCAGCCCGGTACTCGCCCAGCAGATATTCCTTGGCCGATGCGGTCGAGTTCCAGCCCATGCGCGTGACGTGCGGCTGGGCCAGTTCCAGCGGGGACGCTCGATCGCGGTAGACCATCGGGTATCCGAGCTTCGCCAACTCACGCCCGAAGAGTTGCCCGGGCCCGTTGCTCTCGAAGTTGATGATGGCGCAGCCCGGGCCGAGACCGCCAAAGCCCTTGCCGAGCGTTCCGCCGAACCAAAACCCAGCGAGCGCGGCGAGCCTTGCGGCAACGTCGGGCGTGACCCCGGGGTATGTGTACTGCCCGACCTTGACGCGGGATTCGGCGTCCCACGCGGACATGACGGTGTTGGACGAGCCCACGCCGGCCGCGATGTCCACGCCGATGACGTAGGGCCGGTCCTGCGTCGGTCTGCCCTTGGGGAAGTCGAGCAACCAGAGCTTCCACGGCCCGCGCCCGGGCTCACGCTTGAAGCGGATGGAATCGACGAGCCCGCGGCCAAGAACGGTGTCGGCATCGGTGCCGTTCGCGGCGTCGATATGCCCTTGCCAGTCGCAGTCCCGCCCGTGCATTGAGACGTGATTCTCAATAATCTGCGTTACAAAGAACGCGGTGTCCGAGTCGGCGGGCTCGCCCTCGTACTCTTGAGCGAACATCCACGGGGGCATGGTGCGGCGTGCTTCTTCGATTTCCTCGTGGTCGATGTACGGGTTATCGCTCGTGCGGCCCCTGAACGACTTCCAGCCCGGTTCGCCGTTGGTGCCGAAGTTGAAGAGCACGTTGAAGAACGGGCCGTTGACCTTGGGCGTGCCGAGAATCAGGGCTTGGCCGCGGTAGTCGGTCAGCGTGGGCCTGATCGCGGCGGACCAGCGGGTTTCGAGATCGGCGACGACGCCGGCCTCGTCCACGACCACCTTCCAGTATTTGCGACCTCGCGCCGGGTCGGGTCCGTCGAGCGACCAAAACTCGAGCGTTGCCCCGCCGTGAAACTCGATGCGGTGTTCCTGCGCGTTGACGTGCTTGCACAGTGGCCGCAGCATCGTGAGGATTTCGCGCCATGCGTCGGCCAGGATCTTGTAGGTCGGCGCGAACCACGCGAGGGGCTTGCGTTCCAAGATCGCTTCGGCGATGTAGACGTAGCCCGCGACGTTCTTTCCCCAGCGGCGACCACAGCGGAGGACTTTGAAGCGTGCAGGGTCGTCGATGACGGCTCGTTGGGCAGGGTAGAGCTCGGGGAGGGTGATGGTGACTTCGGCCACGAATCAGGCTTTCTTCGGCACCAACTCGCAGATCCGAGCCCACGTCGAATCGGTGAGTTTGTCAACGTCCAGGGCGTATTCAGGTTCGCTCTTGGCGACATCGCCACGCCGGAACCAAGCTCGTTTGAGGTTTTCAAAGACCGTCAAGCCATGCGCCACCTGTTCGCCGTGTTCTCCGACGGTGTACCACACCACCGTGCGGGCATTTGATCGGCCTTGACGAACCTTGTACAGACCTACTGGCGCAGCCGTGTTTTGCGGCAACCAGACGTTGCGGCCTTTGCCGTTGGTGAACCCAATCTGTAGTGTCTTTCCCATGACCGCACAGTGTATACTACCGGCGACGACGCGACCGAGGGCACACCCTTGGCCGTTACCATCACGCCGCAAAAACTCGCCCAATCGCTCAACTCGGCTTGGCGGCAGGCCCGCGCGTTCCGAGACGCCGGTCGGCACGCGATCAAGCAGTTTGTAGGCCCGCACTACGGGGCGTCGGGCGTCAACGGCGAATCACGGGCGGTCGTCAACTACCTCGCGCAGTACCTCAACGCGATGATCCCCAACCTCGCGCCGGGGAAGTCAAAGAACAAGGTCGAATCGTGGAACATCGCACTTCGCTTCGAGGCCCTGCAACTCGGGCTTGCCCTTGACCGGGCTGACGAGGAGGAGGATCTGGTAGCGACCATGCGCCAGATCGTGACCGATGCGCTCGTGTACCCATTCGGGTGCGCGATGACCGGGCTGACAGTCGGGGCCGAGCTGGTCAAGATCGACGGCCAGCAGCACGACCCGGGAAAGCTGTTCACGCGGGCGCTGGCGTTTGAGGACGTTCTGACCGATCCGGCGGCGCGGCGGCGTTCCGAAGCCCTTTGGGACGCCCATCGGTATCGGGTGCCCAAGAGCGTGCTGAAAGAGTCTGGGATTTTCAACCCCGAACGGGTCGATGCCCTTCGCCCACTCCAAGCCACGAACATCGATTCCTCGGCCAACATCGGATCGAGCGACCGCGATCGGTACGGCCTGGTCGAAACCGTTGAGCTTTGGGACGTGGCGATTTACGACGGGTCGAACACGACGATCGTGACTCTCGGAGCCGAGCCCGCGACGGCAGACGGGCAGGACGTGGTATCCGGCGGCGGCGAGATCCTGTACCAAGAGCGGTTCAACGGCCCGGAGCAGGGCCCGTACTCGTTCTTGGAGTTCATTCACGTTCCCAACCGCGTGATGGCGCTCCCGCCCGTGGCGCTGCTGATCGATCTGCACGAGGCCAAGAGCATCATTTCCCGCAAAATCGTGGACATGATGACCAACACCAAGCGGGTGCTGGGGTATCAGCGTGTCAACGGAAAGGACGACGCCGAAACCATCGTCGGGGCCTCGAACTTCGAGGCGATTGCGATGGACGACCCGAACGCGGCGAAGATGTTCGACTACGGCGGGGTGCCAAAAGAGCACTACGAGGGCTCGGAGTGGCTTGATACGTCGATGGAAATGCAGTCGGCGGTCCAGCGAATCAGCGGCGCGGCGTCCAACAGCGGCACGGCGACGGAATCGACGCAGCTCCAAGCCAATTCGATGTTGCGCGTGCAGGACATGCAGGAGCGGGTCAAGTCGTTCCGCGGCAAGGTTGCCAAGCAGCGGCTCTGGTATCTGGCAAACGACCCGCTGATCCGCAAGGGCCTTCCGTACCGCTCACCCGGCGGCGAGATGATCCAGGTCGAGTACAGCGCGGAGACCCGTCAGGGCGAATCGACGGACTTCAACGTCGCGGTCGAGATGGTCAACCCGCAAGCGAGCGACCCGAATATCAAGTTCCGCCGGCTCATCGAGTTCCTGCAAGTCCTGCCGACGCAGGTACCGCTTGCTCAGGCCGGTTTGTTGGATCTCGCAGCGGAGATCCGCTTGGCGGCGCGCGAGTTGGACATGGAAGAGCTTGACGAGCTGATCCCGAGCGCTGGGTCCGCGATGCAGACTCAGATTGTCCACCAGAACGATCCGCAGATGCAGCCCGGGCAGCCGGTCGGCGTCAATCCGACGAACCCGCAGGCCGGGAATGTCGCGGTGGATCAGGGGCAGGCGGCGAGCAACCCGACGGATCAGATGAATTCCGCGTACCAGCCCGCGATGCAAGGGGGGATGTGACTGTGCCGATCTATGCGTACCGCTGTGCGTCATGCACAAACGAGGTCGAAACGTTCTTCAAGATGTCCGAGAATCGCGGCTCGATCCCGTGCAAGTGCGGGTGCCAGATGTCGCGCGTTCCGAGCCTTCCGGTCGTTGAACGCCGGTTCGCGGGCTCCGAGAGCTACAGCCAGCAACAGGGTTTCCACCCGAGCGAGGTAAAGCGGGCGCGCAGGCTGTTTCGCGGGCACTTTGACAGCAACATCCGCGACGATGGGCGGGTGGTCTTCAACTCGCGGGGAGAGCAGAAGGCATTCGTGAAACGCTGGGAGGAGATCGAGACCGGGATCGAGGCCCAAGCGATAGTCAACCAAAAAATGAAAAATACTAGTGGTTGTGGGTCGCGGTGACTTGACCACAACCTGTAGTGTGTTACTGTGTTGTCGGAAGGAGGCCAAGGATGGCCGACAACACCACGGGCGGGGGCGTTTCCACGGAAGGATCAGCCCCGGCCCAGGACAATCCCGGTGACTCGCTCCCCCAGGGTCAGGGCCTCCCGAACGAGCAATCGTCGGGCGATGGCAACACCACCCAGCCGCCCGCGGTCGAGCCTGATCCGGGTTCTTCCGACGCCGAAGCCGAAGCGCAGCCCGGGGCATCGCCAGCAGACACGCTGCTTGCTGAGGCCATGGCGCTGTTCAACAACGTCGGGCAGGGCGCAAACTACATCCAGACCCAAGGCACCTTCCAGCCTCAGGCCAGCAAGCCGAACGCCGAGGGCGTGGTCGAGTTCAAGTACGAACCGATCATTGACCCCGAGCTTTCGGAAACGCTCAAAGCCAACTACCCCGAGCTTCAACCGCTGTTCGGCACGCTGGAAAAGCGGCTCGAAGCAGCGGAGCGGCGCGACCACGAACGCAATCAGGCGATCGTCAAGGACCGGGCCAAGCTCGATCAGTTTGACGCCTTTTACTCCGAGCAGCGTGCGACCCAGGCCCGCCAGCGTCTTGACCCGATCATCGACTCGTTCGGCAATGAGGCCCTGTACGGCAAGTCCGATGCACTGACCCCGGCTGGCGGCAAGATGCGGGCCGAGCTGGTTGGTCAGGCCCGAATCCTGCAAGAGCAGGCGCAGGCTCGCGGGATCAACATGCAGGACAACCACGCGCTTGCGATGGCAAACGCGATTCTGACCGGCTCGAAGAGCCTGAGCGTCGGCAAGCCCGCGGCGGTCAAGCAAGTCGAGCAGCAAGTCATTGACCGTTCCAAGCAGCGTCGCATCGCCCCCGGCGGTCGCGCGGCCAATTCCAATCAGACCAACGACTCGGCACCCGGAACGGCGCTCTCGCAGTGGATCGCCAACGGACGCCCCAAGTAACACCCCGACCCCAAGCCACCCGGCCTCTGGTCACTGACCACGGAGATCAAACATGCCCGCAATCACGACTTTCGGTGACGTTCTCGCGGCGACCCTGGCCGAGCTCGGTCGGAACAAGGTCGCGCAGACCCAGACGTACACGAGCCACCCGCTGTACAACAACTTCTTCGGCAAGGGCTCTGCCGTTGAGGAAGTTCACGACGGCTACCGATTCGAGCGGCGCATCCGTATGCGTGATGCCGACGGATTCCAGATGGGCGCTCTGAACGAGAGCAACCCGCTGGTGATGAGCGACACGCTCGAAACCGCGTCGGCCAACTGGTGCTTCCCCGAACAGAACTCGGTGGCGTACGACGATCGCAACCCGATCTTCAACGGCGGGGCCAGCAAGATCCTCGATTACGTCCGCAACATCCAGGACGGCTCTTGGGCCTCGTGGGTGAAGAACCTCGAAAACCAAGCGGCTTCGCAGCCCGCGTCTGCTTCGGACACGAAGAACATGAGCGGTCTGTTGTTCATCGCCCCGACCGTGACCTCGGGCTCGACCGACTCGTCCGGCGGGTTCAACGGCCAGAACCACTACTACCGCGGCAACGCTTCGGCGACCACCACGCTCTTTGGTATCGACGCTTCGCTCGCCAAGAACGCCAACTGGCGCTCGTGGGTTGCGACCCACAACGGCACCTTCGACTCCACGACCCGCGATCAAACCCGCACGGCGATGGAGAACACGACTTTCGAGACCATCCCGCAGCTCTCGATGGACAACGGGCGCACCGCTCGCTCGATGTTGCTGGTCAACACCAGCTTCATGCTGCAATACGAGCGTGACGCCAACCTCGGGCCGGACGACACGAACGGCGATATGGCGCGGTTCAACTCGCGTCTGAAGTTCCGCGGCATCCCGCTCGTCAAGGTCCAGGCGTGGGACACGCTCGACACCATCAACTCGATCGTCGGTGTGAATACCAAGCACGTTTACGGCGTGAAGGCCACCGGCGCGTGGATGAACGAGGGTGCGCCGACCAAGGACCGTGCGATCCGCGCGTTTGAGAACACGCACCTCTGGCGCGTCCCGATGTCGGGCGTCGGCCTGATGTTCTGCGACAACCTGCGTGCGGGCATTTTCCGCATCCACTCCGCATTCTGAACCCTGATTTTCTGAGCCCATTCAGAGAAGGAACCGACACATGGCCCTGTTCAACAGCACGACCTCGACGCAGAGCAAGTACGGCGATCCGATCTGGTTCTACTACACGGCCAAGACGACCGGCGGTAGCACCATCACGGACACGATCGTTGACGGCTACGTCTTTGCGCTCGATCAGACCAACGTGACGACCACGGACGCCGCCGGCCTTGGCGTGGCCGTGACCCGCCCCGAGACGGCGATCCTGAACCACTTCGCGGGCGTGGCCGTCAACGTCCCGCCGGGCTTCACCGGCCCGGGTCGCATCCAGCTCATCCCCGCCGGTCTGGGCATCAGCGCCCTCACCAAGTCGAACATGACCAAGAGCACCACGTTCCTTGCGATGGCGAACGGCCTCTGGTCGCTCGCCACGTTCTCGACGTTCGCGGCGCTCGGTGACATCGCCAAGGTGTGCGCTCTGGCTCTTGAAACCGTGGATACGTCCAGCACCCAGGCAAACAAGATGGTCCAGCTCCGGCCCTTCGCTGGAATCTGACAGCAATTTGACCCCCCTCGTCCCGTAATTGGGTCGCGTCGTCAAAACGAATCCGGGGGGTTTTACCCGAGAACCGAACCATGCTCCCTGATACCTCCATGACGCTTGACGATCTTTGCGTCCGCGTCGCGGAGGCGATCGGTTTGGCATCGTACGTCAATCCTGACGACGAGAACGACAACCGGCCCCGGGTTCCGACCGATCCCTACGCCCTTGACCGCGTGCGCAAGGCCGTGAACGACGCGCAGTCGTACATCGCCCGCAAGTACGCCGGGAAATGGAACTGTCTTCGGCCCGAGTGGTCGCTGCAACTGAGCGCCGACGGCACGGGTCCGTACAACGTCAACAGTGACGCGGGCGTGTACCGGCTCCCGCGCTGGACCTGCGGAGCCCCGGTTGGGGCATTCAGTGCGTCGTTGACCGGATCATCCGCGGGCTTCCCCGTGAACGTGACGAACCGGGCGCGCGTGCGCGACCTGCTCAACGCCAACCCCAACGCATCGGGGCGTCCGACGCTTGCCGCGATCATCCCCGGTGCCGCACCCGGCGCGAGCCAGGACGATATCTGGTGCTACCTGCTGCACCTGTACCCCAAGCCTTCCGAAGATTACGAGCTCACGGCGGACTGGCACGTCACGCCCTACCGGATGAAGTACGGGACGGACCGGCACGTCTTCGGGATGCAGCACGATCAGACGATGGTGACGGTCTCGGTCTGGATCGCTCTCCGCGACGACCGGGCCAACGAGTCTGATCCGTCGGTGCTGGCGATGTGGAAGACCGAGGCGGAACAGGCGATCGCCGAATCGTGGGCTCTGGACAGCCAGAACCAGCCGCGTTCGCTCGGCAAGCTGATTGACCCCGTGAATCTCGAACTGACGCGCGGCGGCATGGTGGCGGATCGCCAACGCGCCGCGTTTTACAACGGTGTTTTGCTGAACTGACAGGAGGTCTCCGATGGGTGGCACTAGCGCGCAGACGATCAATCGTACGATTCGTGAGACCGTGACGGATCGCGGGTTCTTCAAGACCGTTCCGCTCGAACTCTCACTGGCCCGCACCGATGCAAACCCGCCGGCGCTGCTGACGGGCGCGACGACCCCGAAGCACGTCAACACGGGCGGCGTCAACACGATCCAGTGGGCGGGCGCTTCGGCGACGGCATCGATCGTCGTTCCGTTTTCGCTTCCGTGGGACTACGCCTTTGGCATCACCTCGGCGAACAAGCCGGTTCACGGCTCGCTGATCCTGGGGATGCTCATCAAGCGCACGGGCACGAACGCGGACTCGGACACGATCTACTTCGGCGCAACGCTCAACGTCATCAACCCGTACGACACGACCAAGGTTGCGTACGACGGCACGGGAACCGCGACGTTCACCAAGTACACCTCGGCGGGCGTGAAGGTTCCCGGCACCGCGGGCATCGTGCTTACCGGCGGCCTGACGGCGGTGTCGCCCTACGAGCGGTGTGAGATCGACTTCACGGAAATCTTCGGAGCGTCCAACGCGGTCATCAAGCCCGGCGCAGCGTTGTCGTTCTCGATCGCGGGCAGCGCGACCGGCTCGGATCAATTCGACGTGACCGGCCTGTACGTTTCCTACCGCGCCAACGCGGGCGAAACCTCGCGCACCCCGTACCGCTAAACCGAGAAGGAACCCCCGTGCGTGGATCGCAAACGTCTGTCAATCCCCCGTCGTGGCGCGTCCAACGCCACGGCGTTCATTGAGGAGCCGGGGGACGTTGCGCCCGTAGAGATCCTGTCGAACGTCCGCGTCTTTGACTCCACCGAGGGTCGGGCGCGTGGTGGAGTTCGTGAATCGCTGGAACGGCTGTTCCCCGGCACGATCGGCTCGGGCGACGTCCAGGCGTTGAAGGCGATCAGCCTGAGCAGCCAGACCACGGGGTACAACCTCGGCGATCAGACGCTCCAAACGAGCGGCACGAGCTTCGTCACGGGCTTCCACTCGGGGAACTTCTGGCGGCTCGACGCGATCCCGTCGATTGAGATCAAGTACACGGTTGACGTGACGGGCGATGGCGGACCGGCGGCGCAGGCCGTCAACGCCGTGTGCTACTCGCGCGACGGTACAAAGGTCTTTGCCTGCTGCAACTATTCGGTCGCGTCCGAAGGGCGTTCCCAGATCGACTGCTACGACTGCGCGACGAACAACCGGATTTGGTCGCACACAATCAAAGAACCGGGCGTCAACCGCTTTGTAAACACGATGGTCGCGGGGAACGAGTACCTGTTCGTCTGCACCAACAAGTACATTCGGTGCGTGCGGATCGACACCGGCGCTGCGGTCGGCGGAAACGAGTACGACCTGTCGGGGTGGTCGAGCGAGACCATCGAGGCCGTCGTCGTTGACGAAGAAGTCGGGAACCCGATCACGGCAGAGACCGAGACGTTGGAGTTTCTGTACGTCGCGTTTGACGGCGCGACCGCGGCGGGAACCCGGCACGGCGGCGGGGCGATCGACACCGGGATCTACGCGGCGAACTTCCGCGCTGGCGTGATGAAAATGGGAATCACCACGATTGCCAACCTCCCCAACGTCGGGCCGACCAACCCGGGGATCAACATCACGCGGTGGTCAACGGTGATTTCGAGCACGAGCCCGTTCTACGAGTCGGACCATCGGTATTTCAGGATCTCGGAGAAGACCGCGGCCTTGGGCTTTGGGTGCCGCGTCAAGGCCATGCGTGCAACGCCCGATGGTGGGCTCGTGGTCGCGCGGACCAATCAGGGGTGGGGTCCGACGAGCGCGTACCGACCAAGCCCGACCGAGGCGAGCCCTGACAGCGCGGGCGTGCCGACCGGCAACCCGTTCGTGTCGGTGTTCAAGATCAGCAAGACCGGCGTTCTCGAATGGGAGAACAACAGCGCCGAATCGATCACCAACAACCCGTCGGGCGAGGGTGCGTACGCCGGACACCCGCACTTCAACGACATCATCACGCCCAGCTTTGAGGCGATCGCGGTGGCGGCGGACGGATCAATCTTCGTGGCCGGTCGTCAGAACCAGTACGGGTACTCGGTCTACTGCCTGGAAGCGAACGGCTCTCCGCGCTGGCGTGCGAACGTCGTTCCGTCGGGTGGCACCGCGCAGGTATTCCAAGCGGCGGCGGCGGTCGATCCCAACGACGGGAATGTCTGGCTGGGCGGCGTGCGGAACAACGTCTGGGACGGTTCGGACCCTGACGGCGCGGGGCCGATGACGCCGCAGGACGCGCACCTGTTCAAGCTCGACGCACTGACCGGGCGGAACGTCGGTTCGTTCAACCTCGGCGGCGCGGTGTCGGCCCTGTGTGTGGCCGTGATTCAGTCTGGAACCAATAAGGGGAAACTCGCCTATGGCACGGACTTTATGTAAGTCGCTGGTGGTTGCCGCGCTGTTCTCGCTTGCCGGTTGCTCGACCTCGTGGAAGCTCGGCCCGCAGGAGCAAGAGGCGATCAAGCAGTCGGCCAACACGGGGCAGGTGATCGGCGATCTGTCGGGCATCCCCGGCGGCGGACAACTCGGGGCGCTGATCGGCACTCTGGTTGGAACCGTCGGGGCCGGGATCGGCCTGTACCACAAGGGAAAGGACAAGGGCTGGGACGACGCGGCGGGCAAGCCGGCGCAGGCAAACCCAGTCGTTCCGATCGCAACGGAGGTGAAGTCGTGACTCCACCAATCCAGCATTTCAACGACCCCCCGAGCGGGGAGAACGGTATTTCCGTGCGTGAATGGCTATCCGCGATCAACGAAAAGCTCGATCGCAATGACGAGAAGTTAGACCGCATCCTGCAAAACCTGTACGGCGACGGCGACAAGACCGGGCTTTACACGCGCGTGGATCGCCTGGAACAAGCTGAAGTTCGTCGCAACGTCTGGTCTGTCGCGGCGATCACCGCGGCGGTCGGCTCGGCCATCACCTCGATGTGGTCCTTTGCCTCACACGGGAAGTAAATGGGAACCTGGGCCTGCAATTCGACCACCGGAGTTTGGACCCTCAGCGGTTCGTCGGTTTCGACCGTCGAAGTTCTGGGGCTCACTCCTACCTCGCCCTTCGCGGTCGTGCTGCAAGTCCTGCGGCCCGAAGACAACGTTGGTGCGACGGTTCCGATGAGCCTCGACGGGCAGACCCGTTGGGAATCGATCGTTGATTCCACCAACGTGACGATCTACCAGCGGGCGTTTGGCGCGGCTCGCACGGTGGTTTCGACCGGAGCGTCGGACATCCCACCCTCGGGCACGGCGACGACCGCGCACGGGCTCAGCCTGACCGTTCCGTACGAATCGCAGACCCGCGTGTTTGACGGCGTGGTCGAAGTCTGGTTGAACGGCGTGCGCAAGCTGCGTGTGACGATCCCGGAGGACGATTATTTCGTCACGTCCAACTCCTACGGGCGGCTCCGCTACTACGGGTTCTGCTCCGACACTTCCGGCGCGGTGGTCCAGAAGGCAACGCTGGCGACACTCGAAAAGAAGCCCCTGAGCTTCCAGACCGAGGCCCTGATTGCCGTCTGTGACGGGAACGTCTGGCTTGCCCGCGACGAGACGAGCATCAGCAAGATCGCATCGAACCAGTTTGTTCGCTCGGGCCCGGTATCGCTCGAAGTGCAAGGCCAGCGTGTGTACGGGCTCGACGGCGTGAACGTCAGGGTGATCGATCCGACGTTGCCGAGCGTCGATCCGGTCGGCGGCACCACGGCGGCGACGGCGTTCCCGGGCGCAACCGAAGTGTCCCCCGGCGTGTTCCAGACTGGGACGACGCGGATGACCATCATCTCGGCGTTCCTCGATCGTCTGGCCGTTGCGGGCGATCCGCAAGACCCGCAGAACGTCTACCTATCCGCGACGGGCGATCCCACGAACTTTGACCTCGGGGCCGACCCTCCGGGCCAGGCGTTCGCGCTGTCCGCGGCGTACCCCGGTCGCATCGGCGAGCCCGTGACGGCGTTGCAGCAGTCGTCCAAGGGTGTGCTGGTGATCGGCAACCCCAACCAGATTTGGCAACTGACGGGCGATCCGGCGGTTGTCGCGTTCCCCGACGTTTCTCCGCTCTCGCTCAACATCGGGATCAGCGGAAAGAACGCGATGACGCTGGTGTCCGACGGCGTTCTCTTGGCCCACTCGCCCAGCGAAGGCTTATTGAAAATCCAGTCTCAAGTGGGCGGGGTGTCCGAACCGACCTCGGTTTCGACGCCGATCCTGACGCAGAGCATCACGTTCCCGGCGTCCAACCGTGACGACTACCTGACGCAGGTGATCCGTGACCCGGCCCGCAACAACACGCACGTCTTTCTCACGCCCAAGACTTCGGGCTCGGCGGTGCATTTCTGCTACTCCGAGCGCGTGGGGCAGTTTGTTCCTGGTGCTGGTGGGTTCTTCCCCGATCGGTTCGACGACAGCATCGGGCCTACCGCGTCGTGCCTCTGGCGTGGCAAGCTCATCCTGGGCACGCGGTACGGCGCGCTGTTGAAGTTCGGGCGCACGGTCGAATCCAGCGATGACGGAACGGTGTTTACGAGCCAAATGCCGTTGACGATCCTCGATCTGGAAGGCACGGACAACGACACGATCCTGCACAAAGCCAAGATCACGCTGGCGCTCGATTCGGACCCCATCGACTTCCGCGTCTACGGCGGTAGGTCGGTCGAGGACGTGCTGACGGGCTCAGGGCGAACACTGCTTTCTCGCGCGACGGTCAACCCGAACGACGCGACGACGTTCTGCATGGGCCGCTCGCCCGGTCTTTCGCTCGAAGTTTGGAACACGACGCTGGGCCGCACCTGGGCGCTCGAAGCGGTTGAGGTGTGGGTCTCGACCGGGCGGATCATGCGGCGGTCCGCGATCAAGACGCGGACACCCGCGGCGTACTGCGAGCCCCCTGCGGTTGTTGCCAGCGATAGCGGCGACTCTGGACCGGGCGACGGCTCAACGCCCCCGCCGGACGAGCAGTTTTACTGGTTGCCGATCGGCGACGACCTCCCCGGCGGCGTCCCCAACGAGCAGCAACCGACGATTCTCCTCGAACAAGGAGCGGCCACCAACCAGCACGATTCGCTCGGAACCTCTTCGGGTTCTGGCGTTGCCATGCCCTGATGAAAGGACTCATCATGCCTCTTGCCTTTACCGCATCGATCAAGCCCGGAACGACCATCACAACCAGCACGTCGGCCAAGACCGTTCTGGCGATCACCGCGGGCTCGCGCGGGGCTGAGATCAATGAGGTTGCCGTGTCGTTCGACGGCGCGACCTCAACGAACCCGCGCGTTCTCGTCGAAGTCGTGATCGGCACGTCTTTCTCGGCGGCTGGATCGGGCTCGGCCGCGGCGAACATCTACAAGCACGACCGCAACAGCGGGCAATCGCTGCTCACGGCGACGACGCAGAACTACACCAGCGAACCGACGTACGCGGCGGAACAGACGCAGTATTCAGACTACCTGCCCCCGTACAGCCCCTACGTCTATCGGTTCGCAAAGCCGATCGTTCTGGCGTCTGGTGAAGTCATGGGCATCCGCTGCACTGTCGGCACCGCGGCGAACGTCAAGGCGCACATCACGGGTTCGGAGAACTGATGCGACCCGAGCCGCGCACCATCACG